TTTTTGCCGAAAATGTAAAGCATACCCTTCACAATATTCTTAAACCTTTCCGCATTTTTGCCTACGAACAAACCGGAATACCAGCCGTTAAAGGAGGTGGTATTTATTCACAAATATTTTACGCCCTGCAGGGAAAATTAGAAAGCATCCGCCAGGGAGAATTAAATTACCTGCAAAAATACTTCACCGATCTTCTCACCGAGTCGCAAATGTTCCTATCGTTTGCCCCATCTGAGAAGTTAACCGATATTTACGCTCCGGAACGATTATATTTTCCATTTCTTAATGCCGGCACGTACCGGTTATGGGTCGAAGAAAGCTATACCGACAATACGATTTATTCAAATTATCGCGATTTTGTAAACGCGTCTGCAAATTCAATTTACGAATTCGACGTGTCGTACAAATCCGTCCGCACAAATTTCGATCGCAAATTAAAATCGTACAAGGTTTGGTTAACAAATACAGCGAACGAGGCCATATCCGAAGATCGTATTTTTGTAATCGATTATACCTATTATAATAATGCCCGCTATTTCTATTTTTTGAATTCCCTTGGCGTATATGAGTGCATTCGAATAATTGGTTCGGCTGTAAAAAATAGCAGTATAACCAAAGAATTTACCAATATTCCTTACGATAAACGGTTTACAAATCTCGACCGGCAGGAAAAACAATTGAGCGCAAACAGTGAATATACCTATGAAATGAACTCAGGGTATTTCCAGGATAAATTTTGGGCCGATTATTTTCAGCAATTCCTTATTTCGCCCGATGTTTATTGGTTGAAGAAAGGAACAGCTTACCCCGTAAGTATTCGAACCTCAAAATATAAGGTATCTGAGGACGGTGAATTTAATCCGTCAGCGCCTTTCGTTCTTATTCATCAGATTCATGATGATTTTACAGAAAATTTTGTATCAACACAGCCAATTTCGGTAGGTGACTTTAATTTTGATTTTAATTCCGATTTCTTTATCGGAACCGGGCAACTATATTATAATACCGAGCAATCAGCGTGGATTACAAAAAATAATTGTTCCGCTGGTTATAATGGAACCGCTGTTAAATATACAGTTCCTGCCAATTTTTATGTTAGTTCAATTTCTCAGGCAGTTGCCGATCAACTCGCGCTCGACGATATTACAAATAATGGTCAGGCGTATGCAAATATATTTGGTACATGTGAACTCGCACCGGCTGATCCATTTATCGCATCTATTTCAGCATTTACCAACCCAAGCGAATATGGTGCAGCCGATGGCAGCATAACCATAACCGCAAGTGGCGGATTAGCACCATACCATTACGATTGGCAGAACTTTCCAAATGATGTAAACCAACGAAATTTTTTAACTGCAGGTATTTATCGTGTCAATGTATTTGATTCGATGGGCCATAGCGTACTTATAGAGAAAACACTAACGCAGCCAGCACAAATATTGTATGGCAGCATGTTAATCCAAGAATATTTTCTTCCTGGTTTTGATCTGATTATAACCTATGACGATGCTACGACGCAAACAATCAATGACCTTTCGGAAAGCCCCGTACAGATTAGGCAGGGTGTTGTCTCAGCAAGTATTTCAGGACCACTCGCATATGCAATTATTTCAAATTCCATTATTGGTAACCGAATAATATCCCCTGGCCTTCCAATATCAGTTGAATTAGCCGTTAATAATGTTTTAAAATTAATTGATAATTAATAATGAACTATATTGAAGTTAATGGAATAATAATCGATTTTGACGGCAAGCTGGCCATGGTTGAAAATAATCCCATGTTTATCGATGAAGTTTCACGTTCGCTCCAGGCAACCGCACCATACAGCCCAACCAACTGCAAAGCATTCGGGTACATAAATCGGATCGATATTAACAACAACAAAACCCGCGAATTGCCCGCAAAGGTGATATTTCGCTCCATACATCTTACCGGCACCGTAACCGTAAAATATCAGGGCGGCGAATTTCCGTTTTATTTCAAGGTGAATGGGGATTTCTGGAGCGCAATAAAAGATAAGATGCTTTCGGAAATCCAATTCGATATACATACTTTTCCTGAAGGATTTGATAGTGATGATTTAGCAGAATATGTTGTGGATATGTGCAGAGTTGATGAAAAAAGAAACTGGACATTTCCCTATTTAACTACCAATCAGGTAGATGATAATTGGGCTATTAATGTGCCTCAATACTATATCAATAGCGCAAATGGAATTAATTATAAAACAGTGCCTTTCTTATATCTTCATTATATTTTATCAGAAATATTTGAAAAAAACGGTCTCCCAATTTCCGAAAATGCAGCTCTTAAACATTCGATTATAAACAGGTTGATTTTCGCCAATAATTTCTGTATTAACGAATTCGAAATAAATGATGACAACGAAAGCGAAACATTACAGAGTATTATTTCATTTGATAATTCGGAGGAACCTACCTTAACTTTTGCAAAAAATCATTTACTGGTAAGTGGTGATTTTATTAAAATATATATCGCGGCGCCTGGATTTACAATGCCGGAAAGTAATATTTACGCTGTTGAAAAAATCGATAATACCATCATAAAATTAAAAAAAGCCGATAGTAGTGAAAATAAAGAAACTTATAGTCGCACTTATCTAAAGGCAAGTGGAACAGGCATAAAAAACAATAATCTTCTGGAGGTAATTTTACCAATATCACATCCCGATTATGATAATTGGCACTGGCACTTCGAAAGTGACCAATACCGTAATTTCAATGTAGTGGGTAGTTGGATTATGATTGGTATAAGTGAATGGCATTATTTTATAGCCCTTCCAGATCCTAATTTTGATACAACAGATTATACTAATATATATTTGTATGAGTCAGTTTTAATCGAAACCGATAATTATTCTTATGCTTATGTGCGAAAGCTAAACAATGCATTAATTATTAAATACAAATCAATAAACCCTGCAAATCATGTTCCTGATGTTAAAATAAACGAATTTTTAAAGCAGATAAAGCTCACGTTTGGAATTGTTCCTTTTGTCAATGGATCTAATGTTGCCATCAAGCTATTTAAAGATATAATTAGTTCAAATGAATTTGAGGATATCAGTAATGTATCAGGTGAAATTATCGAACTGGTTAATCCGGATAAAGAAGGATTTAAATTGGTTATTAAATCTGATGATAACGATCAGAATTACAAGGATAAATCTAAATTACAGGAATTCGATATCTATATAATAAAGGAACCTGTAAATAGCATTAACGACCTTAAAACAACAATCGGAGAAACAAACGATATAAGGCTTGTTATTATTGAAAATAGCTGGTATAAATGCAATAAATCATTCCTGAATTCTGAAATAAAATGGGAATTTCTTACATATAATACCTTAAACTTTGGTAATGGCGAATTTAACCACGAAATTCAAATCAGTACCCTACTGCCTTATAAGTTAGTATATCCATCCGGGGGATGGTCCTCAGAGATATTACCAAAACTAAGTTATGAATTAGCCAATATAAATTTTCCGGCTGAGAAAAAACCAAAGTTAAAAGTATTGTATTACCACGGTAATAAAATTATAGGCCCTGGTCAAAATTATTCACTTGCAACTGGCGATTTTATTTTAGCTGACATTCATTATCGCTATCCGGAAGAATGGCCCTCAATGCCATTTCTATTTAGATGGGAAGGGGAGAATGGTATTTATAATCTTTTCCTCAAAGAATACCTGGAATGGGAAACGAACGTTCGAAAAGATTGCAAAGCTGTAATCCAATGGACAGAGAGATCAATAAACAGTCCATCTTTTTGGAAAAAACGGCGCATCCGGGGTAATAATTTTATTATCAAATCCTTTAAGTACGAAATGGATTTTAAAACTGATGAGCTTGAGCATAACGAAACGGAATTATTGAAATGCTAAACATTTATATCGAAATTCGTAACATTTATATCGAATTTCGTAACGTTTGGTTTTAGTTGTAGTTAGGTTGTTTGTTTTCCCCGGGTACTTACCAAAGCCCGGGGTTTTTTATTTGACTTAGTGTAACCGGTTACACTAAGTCTTACACATACCGGTTAAACACATTCATTTGCTCTTCTATACGATTAGGCAAAATATGCACGTATTTCATTGTTTCGTTAATATCAGTATGTCCGAGTAATTGCTGCAGCACTTCAACGGATCCGCCTTCCTGTAAAAAAATTGTTGCAAAAGTATGGCGCCCGCAATGGAAGGTTAATCGATAAAGTTTTATGGAGATTTTCCAAAAGATTTATACCTATTTTCTTTTTACCTGTTTCAACATCTGCGATGCTTTGACCATTAGTACCCAGCATCTTACCAAATTCTGCCTGGGTGCAATCATATCTTTTTCTTATTTGTATTAACCTTTGACTTATAGACATTTATAAAATAAATTAAAATATTTTCCAAATAAATGGGAAAATCTCTTGACAATTTGGAAAACCTCGTTATATTTGTATACTCAATTTAATAATCAATATACAAAATAACAAGTCTTATGCCAACTTTATTAAGTAAATATAAATCAGCAGATAGGGCAACAAAAGGAAAAATACTTCAGGAATTAATCGATGTTTTACGCATGCCTTATCCGAGCGTCAGGCGTAAGATTTTTGAACAATCCTTTACCTATCCGGAAAGAGTTCTTATTGCTCAGCATTATAAATGCGAAATGAACGATTTATTTCCTCCAGAACCTGCATTCCAAATAAATTAAGTATATACCTAATTGTCAGTCAAATGAAAAACTTACAAAATTACCTGCAGCTGAATGGCAAAATCATCATTTTTTTAAATAAAGATGGGATCTATTGGATTGCTATAAAGCCTATATGTGAGGCACTTAATGTGCATTATAAAGAACAAAATAAGGATATAAAATTGGATCCAATTTTAGGACCTGCATCCTGTGTTCACAGGATGCAGGTACCAGATGATCAGGCAAGGAATATGCTTTGTATACCCGAACGCTATATTTACGGATGGCTCTTTTCAATTAAGAGCAAAAGCCCTGAATTACTCGAATATAAGAGAAAATGTTACGATATTCTTTACGAATATTTCCACGGCACCATTACCCAGCGCCAGGTAATTCTTCAGGAACGCATCGAAATTATCGATCGCATTTCCGATCTCTCCGAAAAATTAAGCGATAATAAAGATTTTGTCGAGCTCAACAGCCTGCGCACAAAAAATATGCGTATGGAAAAGGACCTTAAAAAGCTCGACGAAATTCTCGCATCAGGCCAAACCATGTTAAACTTTAGCAATTAAGCTATGCAGCTCGAATTTTACACACCACAACCGGGAACATTTAAAGGCACTACATACTTCCGCGAACTTGGAAGCGATAAGTATGTCCCCATCGAAGCTTTGGACAATAACAAACAAATAATTCTACTCCACCTCTTTAACGACGATTCCCGAATTCATAAATACATTGTATATCTGCGTGCTAATAACATTATAACAATGTCGGATATATTAACCAGGTGTATCGAAAAGTTTTTCCCAAAGCTCGACCATATTTGGGATATCGACGAAACGAAACTCAATATCGAAACACACTAAATACCTACTATATGAAAAATACTAATAAAAGTGATGTAATTCCGGAGAGACCAACAATTCAAAATTCAGAAGCAATTTCCACCGATTACGACGAAGAAAACAAATTTTTATCATATGTAGTTTGCTTCATTGGTGGCATACTAATCGTCCTTGTTATCACATTTCTGGCAGGCTATGGACTTGGTAAAGCAAAAGCCAAACAGGAAATTAAACACCTTACTGAGCAGTTATACTCTGCTTAACGATCTCTGCATAGTTTTGTTACACACCTACTTCCCGCTAACGATGTGAATCGCGGCGGGTAATTTGCCCGGGTAGCTCAGCGGAAGAGCATCAGATTTCTAATCCGAAGGCCGGTGGTTCGAACCCATCCCCAGGCACGCGAACTTGGTTAGCCAGACCAACGCACAAATCAATTTATTTTATTTCTGAACTTACCCCTTCTCCTTCGGGAGAAGGGATATTTAAAAACAAAATGAAAAAAACAATTAGAACAAAACAACAATTAGAGAGCGATATCGCACGCATCGATTCAAGTTTACGATATTGGAGATCGGGTAAGGAAGCCGCTGATCTTGCTAAGACCAATATTGAATTATTGGAAAAATATCGTTCCGAAAAACTGGCCGATCTAAAAAAACTAAATCCCGCTTATGTTGCAGCCTTGTGAAATAAAAAGCATTAACGATGCCTTCATCGATCGCGGTGGAGTATTCCTCCGGAAGGGGATAACTACTGCCGGCGAATTTATCATCGAGGAAAAAGGAAAGTACTTCTCCTGGAGGACCCGACTAACTTTTTCGAGCGAACGGCTCAGGAATGCAAATTATGATTACCTGACGCGCAAACGCAAACAGTTTTTTAAAGCAGATCCCGAATAACATGGAAACTACCGAAAAAAAGCCCTGGACTAAACCATTACTTGAATATTACGATTCTAGCGAAGGATATATAAGACGTATCGAAAGACTTCAGAACATAATGATGGTTAATGGTAATAAGCTATATGACGACCCGGACAATGAAGAACTGAGGGAAAAATTACGTGTTGATTTTGTCGAATTATGTCGGTTGCAGGAAAAATATAAAAAGTCGCTACAAATTAACCACTTACTAAATAAATAAGCCATGACCCTACAAAATCAACAACTAAAAATTTTAAACCTGCTCCGGAACATTTATGACGAAACCAAAACGGAATATGTAAGGTTAAATCTCGCCGGCAAAGTAAAGGAATATGAAATTCCAAACCCGAATCGTTTTGCACCACTATTAATTAATAACGGAATATTGGCAAGGCTTGGAAATAATCCTGCCCACTTAACCTACAAATGGAACCTCGACGAAGCCCCAACCATTAATTTAGTTGAGAAATATTTTGGAGGAAAAGAATATACCAGTGATAAAATGAACATTAAACCAACTCAACCAACCAAACCAGTAAATACTGATAAGAATTTACACAAAGAAAAAGATAATATTGAAGGATTGATCCTTACAACAGAAACTGATTTAACGCAAATTGATTCGCAGCTTCTCGTCGACGAATTAAAACGCCGTGGTTTCAAAGGTAGTTTACAACAATCTTACACCCTATAATATGTACGGAGTTTGTAAAATATGTGGCTGTACCGATAACGATGCCTGCATTCATCCCGATTTTGGCGCATGTTTTTGGCTAACGCCTGAACATGATTTATGCAGTCATTGCGTCGAGCTCGAAGGCGATGCTTCAGTGGAGCGGCCGGCCGATCGTAAAAAATTTAATAACCCAAACCATGGACAAAATAGAATTACTGCACCGGGTTAGGAATTATGTAGCCCATGCTAAAAAAATTCATGAATCGACCAGGAGCAAATTTCAAATGACAATGGAATATGCCGAAATACTCGACAATCTTCAATTTTGTAAAAGTGCCCTGGCCGATTTAAACGAATTCAACAGCAAGTACCAGATTGCACGGCGGATTAAATCAATCCGCAACCAGCTGAAGGGGATTTTGCCTAATGCAAATAATCCCAGCTACCAAAGTTCTTTAAATGAATACCAGGCAATACTCACCGAAAGCCTGGATGAATTTTACGCGATTGGAAACATTTCAGGATCGAAGCCTGAACGCGAACAACCACTAAATGAATGATATTAACTGATCGGGTTCGGGTTCTGTGAGTAGAGGTAAACAGAACATATAACTGGTTTATGGGTGACATCATAAACCTTTGAAACGCTAAGCTCTACACGGTTAATATCCTGCCCCTTGAAGGCAGCATAAGCAAAAATCACTGCCCCCGGGATGGTCCCGGGGGTTTTAAAACTAAAAAATTTTATTATGGAACATACGCCAGGCAAATGGGTAATAACTGAAGCAAAAATGCCAGATTCTTCATGGTACAAGCATATTGTTGACGAACGAGGTTTTACAATAGCATTAATATTAGATCGAACGAAAATTAATAAAAAGGATCCATCTTATAAAGATGAAAACGAAGCAAATACTAAGCTAATCGCGAATGCTCCCAATAATCTATTATTACTTAACGAGTCTTATAATAGACTAATGGATGGAAGGCGTTATTTGATGGGAGTACAAGCCAATGAACTTAACGTTGAAGATGCATTAGAAGCTTTTGGTTTTAATAAAAATGGGCTCTTATAAATGTAAAACGAATGATTGGAGTTGTCCATATCATGCATGTATGACAAATGACTGTCAAAAAAGATTTGTGATTGAATACAATAAAAGTTTTGGATCCGGAAATTGTAAAAAAACATCAATAAAAATGACACAACTCAAAGGATTAAAAAAGCTTTCAAAAGCAATTGATAGTTTAAAAAACGTAAGCGATGAAATAAGAACTAATTTAAATGAAAAGAAGGATTGGTTCGAACACACTTCGTTTGAATGGCAGGAAAGTGATGCAGGCCAGGTTTGGGAAAGTCATCTAAACGATGTGGAAGGTCTTTTAGATGCTATTGAAAGTATTCAAATGATTGATTTGGAGGAATAATATACCTAACACAAAACAACTATGACAGCATACGACCAAGCCAAAGTAATTCACGCCGGTTTTAAAATACTCCGGTGCCAGGATGAGCCAACCCCACATATTAAAATAAAAGATATGGCAAATGGGGAATGGCATCATTTCGAAAAATTTCCAAATAAAGCCCAACGCGACCGGGCATTTAACGACCTTCTTAAACTCGACCATTTCATAGCCGATTAGCTAAACCAATTAACAACCGCCTCACATGCGATATATCGATCAGATTGAAATTTATAACCATACGGAACAGGGCCTTACTGTCTTTCAATTTTACTTCCCCAACGAAAATTTACGCGACCCACGTAAGAAATTTAAAATCAGAGAAGAAGAAAAAACGCCTTCAGCCCTCGTTACCTGGCATAAAAATTTGTGGCGCATAACGGATTTTGGAAATTTGGGTGAAGTAAGCGGTCTGTCGGCAATCGATTTTGTAAAGTGGCGCGAAAATCTGGATTATTACGATGCCCTTAGGTTCATTGAAGAAGTAGTAATCGGACGCCAGGTATCGGAAAATAGTTTCCAAAAAAGCCGGTTTCAGGCCGATTATGAATGGCGCGAAATGGGTCCCGACGATAAAAAAGGCGAATATAATTTTACTTTTAAAAAAGAACCTTCAAAAAGTGACCTGTCTGCCATTGGCCGTTATGTTAACAAGGAAGTACTGGATTTATTATACTGCAAAACAGTTGAAAAATACGAATATTGCAGCACCTCAAAAAAATTAAACCGCGACGTTGTGCATGTATTTAAATCGCACAATGATTATCCCATCTTTCTCTTTGATGATGGGAACTACAAAAAATTATACCGCCCCCTCGAGAAGGATAAAAATAACCGATTTTTATATATAGGGCCCAAACCCAAAAATTATGTTTATGGCCTTAAAACCCTGCAAAAATGTGATAACGAGTTTGTCGACCAGGAAGAAACAAATGAAGATGAAAAAATTAAACTTCCGGAAGATAAACCAGGTGCAAAAGTACGCGATCTTTTTCGCTGTAGTGGCGAAAGCGATGCATTAAATCTCGCTTCATTAGGGTTTCACGTTTACTGGACAAACTCGGAAAGCTCTAATTTTACTTATGATCAATTTAAAGAACTCGATGATCTGTGCGAAAACCATTTCCAGATTATGGATTTGGATAAAACCGGGAATGCCCAGGCTATAATTAATGCAATGAAACACATTTCATTATATAATATTGAGCTTCCGGAATGGTTACGCCTGAAGGACGATTGGCGCGGAAATCCATGTAAGGACCTGAAAGATTTTATAAATATTTCAGGTGATGATGTGGACCAGACCCGCTATAATTTTCTCGTTTTAAAACGCAATGCACGGCGGGTAAAATTCTGGCATAAAAACAAAAGCGAGAAGGGGAAAGATAATATCGATATCAATATGGAATTTTTCTTTTTCTTCCTTCGCGCCAGCGGTTTTTACCAAATGGATTCCATATACCATAAGAAGGCCGGTTACTGTTATGCCCATGTTACCAACGGAAAAATGGTTGAGCTTATCCATCCCGATGATATGAAACGCCGTGTTAAGCGATTCACAAAAGAATGGATAAAGAGCAAGAACCTGATGGATGGGATTGCTATTCTGAATAAGATAAATACTTCAGCTCAGCTCACCGAGGGCAATTTCGAAACCATTGACGAAATTCGGGTAAATTTTAAAAATTACGATCGCGATACCGAATATATCCACTTCCGGAACTGCTCAGTAAAAGTTACCCGCGATAAAATTGAAAAAATAAAACATGAGAATGTGCCGAATTTCATCCTGAAGGAACTAAGTATTAATAACAAAACACTCTCCCAGGTTATCGACCGTTCTTTTAATATTATAGAAAAACCACCGGTTGAAGTTAATGCAACCAGGGAATACCAGGAACTTCTGGATAAACTTGCAGCAGCCAAAAATGATGATGATCGGCAAACCATCAATGTCGAAATCTCACAATTCCCGGAATATGAAAAGTATAATATAGTAATAAATGATCCGGATTTTATTTATGTGTCATTTCTTCGCGATATTTCCCGCATTCATTGGCGTAAGGAGCTTGAGAAAAAAGAACCACTCACTGATCAGGAGAAAAAAGAGGAAATGCTTGCCCTGGCAAATTTTATGTTTGTACTTGGATATCATTGCGCTCAATATAAGGATCCTGGTAAACCATGGTTAACATTCCTGCAGGATATGAAAATATCTGAGATTGGGATGGCATCCGGACGTAGTGGTAAAAGTATTTTCGAAAAAGGACCTACTTATGTACGCATATCATTTTATAAGGGTGGCCGCACACTTGTTGACAAAAACCAATTTCAGTTTTTTTATGACGGGTTTACCGAATTCCATGATTATATTGAAATTGACGATTTGGCCGACCGGGGAGAAATTACTTTTTTTTACACCCAAATAACCGGGAAACGGGAAATAAATCCCAAAAATTACACGCCTTTCACGCTGGATTATGAGGATTCCGGAAAGATGTTAATCTCATCAAATTTTGAATTGCCAAATACTGATAGCAGTACTTTATCAAGGTTACTCAATGCGGGATGTTCTGATTACTATCATGAAGCTACTAAATTTAACGATTATAAAGAGACTCGGTCACCATTAACAAAGTTTGGGCGCCGTATTTACGATGATTTTACCGACGAAGAATGGATCAAATTTTATAACCTGGTTGCATATTGCATTCAACTTCAAATGCGATTTTTGAAGATACAACCTCCCATGGGCAGCCTCGAAAAACGACAATTACGCCGCATTATGGCAAGTGGTTTGGGAAGAGACGAAGATTTCTTTAGCTGGGCAAACGATTATTTTATTTTGATGCCTGAATTTTCCCCCATCCCCCAAGTATCACCAGATGATCACGGATATTTTAATACACTAATTATTCGCGAAAATGCATTTAACAATTTTAAAACCCGGTTAACGCGTTCCCAGGAATCGGATTACCGGAGTGGGAAATTTAAAACACATTTGCAAGCCTGGTGCGATTATTTTGGTTATGAACTCAACCCGCTGGATAAATGCACCGATCGCGAAAAACGACGAATTATCTGCACCTTGGATGGTGCTACAAAGGAATGTTTTTATATATCAACATTAAAAACGTCCATGGAAAATACCGATCCCGAAAAAACCAGTGATAATCCTGAATTACCCTTCTGATGAAACTAACGCAGAAACATATTGACAAGATTATTTGCCGGGTTACAGGAATAACCATGGTACAATTGCATAGCGACTCACAAAAACGACCAATTACCGATGCCAGAAATCTGGCTATGTTAAAGGGGAAAGAATATTTAAAATTATCTTCCCTCAAACTGATGAAATATTATAATAAAGATAGCCACACGACTATTTTAGGTGATCTGAAAAGCGCTAAAAATCTGATTGAAACCAACAAACGTGCACACGCCAGAGCTGAGCAAGTAGATGAATTTATACGGAAAAAAATTTCATACCTGAAAATATTGCAGAAACAAAAGAATATGCATTATCGGATCCGGAGAAAGGGAATAAAAGTAAACTCGAAAGCCAAAACCATATCGATACCTCCCGATCGGGTTCCGGAACTGAAACGATCGATGGGAATAATTAAGGATCTTGGGTATGTAATACAGTATTCAATAATATAGGAATATTAATATATACAAAAATGGAAGATAAATTTGAAAAATTAGGGCAACTGATTGATTCAATCGACAGTTTAGCACATGGGTTAAATATCCCAATGCCAGCAGAATTTCATATACAACAACTCAAAACTATTTTACCTGAAAAGGTAAAAGAACTCAAAGAATCATTTATTGAGATAGCTGGTGAAAATCCTTGGGATTAATTGCTGTTGCTTATTATTAGGATTATCAACAATTTAAATACAAATACAAATACAATGGGAACAAATGATGAAATGGTAACAATTACAACCAATGGACAAACCATTGAAGTAAATAGAATGATTTTTCACTTTATTGAATTTTTAAAATTACATGGTGAAGATATATCGGACATTTCAACCATTATCAATGAATTTCAATCATTCTTAGATTACTGGGAAGATTTCAAAAAGAGTAAAAAGGAAGCGACTTATAACAATAAGCATTTACAACGATTCAATCTTTTCCATACAATTAAACCCAAAACTGAATACGCTCACCAACAGGATTACAAAAACGGAAAACCAACACTTTACCCAATTTATAGGATTTCAAACGGTACGGTTTATTCAATGGCTTCTGGTGGCAATTATCCGCTTAAAGACTGTATTCTTTATTTAGGCGATGGCACTACGATAGTGGCTCTTAAATAACCGCTAACGTTAAATAATATAACCGGAGGCGGGGATTAAGTGCCACGTTCCTATCCAACGGTATAAATTTAATTAGTGGCACAAATAATCTATTTGCGATACACCCCCGCTTTTGATTATACTTTATTAGGGGCTGGCATTTTTAATACTTATTTTTTATGGAAAATCTTTCTTTTGGTGCAGCCTTAGAAGCTGCAAAATCAGGTGGTCTAATTGCTAGGCAAGGTTGGAATGGTAAAGGCATGTTTGTTTTTATGAGACCAGCCGATGAACTACACATTGACATGGTAATTGATAAAGTTAAATCATTGCCTCAAAGTGTTAAAGACTTTTATCTAAAGGATGTTTTAGATGTAAATGGCAATCGCATTTCTCCAGCCGATGAAAATGACAAAGTAAAGTTTACGGCTTACCTGTGTATGAAGGCTGCTGATGGAACTATCGTTAATGGTTGGTTGGCGTCTCAAACCGATATGCTTTCAAATGACTGGACGATTTTGGAGTAATGGTTATCGGGGCAGACTCCTCTTATGTTTGCCCCTAACATTTCGATAACAAAAGGTATATTAATGGAATATCATGAAAACTAATTATATATCAAAAAATAACCAAAAATAAAACCTCTGAAAATATATCTATCATGATGGAATTAACTATAAAACATGGCATTTCGAATAGTCAATATTTAATTATTGCTCAGCCAAAACGTCGATATGATGAGCCCCGAATTGATGTAAGACATATTGTTTACCTGGAGGATCCAAAAACTGGAGATAAAATTAAAACTGAAATGCATGATTACTGGACAGCCAATGAATCACAGTTTGAAACCCTTAAAGCTCTTGCATTACTTGCATATGGTTGGCCCATTGATAAATTAAAAGCAGAACTAATTAAAAAATATCCGGAGCTGCAGCAGAATTTTATTATTGAATATTGGCTACTAAAACGAATATAAACCTTTAATTCTTAAAACTTATGTCATTAGAAATTGAAAAACAAACAGCAAAAAGGCTTTATCCCACATCTCCGGATTGGTTTAAGTCTCAATTAGAAGAATCATTTGGAAAGGAGTTCTTTGACGAAAAGGAATTTGAAAAGATTAAAACATTCGCAGATGCGTGTAAATCCTGCGGTACCACTGAAAAGGAATTCAATGAACGTTTTTCAAAATTGGGATTGTCTGATGATACTCTCTGTTACGAAAAATTAAAAATTGTGGCTCAATCAATCAATAATGGATGGATTCCGGATTGGAATAATTCCACTCAGAAAAAATGGTGGCCGTGGTTTAATTTGTCGTCCGGGTTCGGTTTTTCGGCTTCGAATTACGACTATACGTTCGCGGATTCGCTTGTCGGTTCCCGCCTTTGCTTTGAAAGCAGCGAAAAATCTGATTATGCTGCAAATCAATTTTTAGAATTATACGAAGGATTTTTAACTATAAAAAAATAAGCCATGTCAACAAAAACAAAAAAAACTGCCAAAGGGTTTGATTATAAAACAATCAAAACATTCGAAGATGCTTGCAAAAAATTGGGAATAGATCCTTCAAAACTTCCCGACGTATCTAATTTACTTGAAGAGGTTGCAAAACCAATAATTGCATATTATAAATTGCTTATAATTTATAAGGCAATTAATAATGGATGGATGCCTAATTGGGATAATTCAAATCAATTGAAGTATTACCCCTGGTATTGGGTTTTGTCGTCCGGGTTCGGTTTTTCGCATTCGACTTACGGCTTTACGCTCGCGTCTCCGGTTGTCGGTTCCCGCCTTTGCACTGATATTTCAGATAAGGCATTACATATAGCAAAGCAATTCGAGGCAGAATATAGGGATTATTTACTTTATTCCGAATAATTATTTAGAGGTTGTATGTTGCAGAACTGGCAGTTTTGTCGTCCAGGTTCAGTTTTTCGAATTCGAATTACGACTTTACGCTCACGTCTACGGCTGTCAGTTCCCACCTTAGCTTTAACTGCAACATAAACCTTGCCCACATGGCAAAAAATAAACATAATTTGCGAGAGCGTTGGTAGCGAGAGCGACGGCGATCTTTTAACAGCAAAGGCATGAGAAGAAAAAATAATTTATACGAAAAAATATACTGCATAGAGAATTTGCAAATGGCGGATTCTATTGCGCGAAAAGGTAAATTAAAACAACCTGGTGTAATTAACCATGATAAAAATCGAGAGGTTAATATTAGGCTACTTCACGAAATGCTAAAAAATAAGACATACAAAACATCAGAATATACAACCTTCACGATTTACGAACCCAAGGAACGAATAATATACAGACTTCCTTATTTTCCCGATCGCATAACCCATCATGCCGTAATGAATATTCTTGAACCCCTTTTTGTATCAACATTTACCGCAGATACCTATAGCTGCATAAAAAAGAGAGGTATTCATGCTGCCGCCAATGCAATAAAAAAGGCATTAATTGACGAATATGGCACGCAATATTGTTTAAAACTTGATATCAGGAAGTTCTATCCTAATGTTGATCACGATATATTGAAGAAATTACTCCGCCGTAAATTTAAAGATAAAGACCTGTTACAGTTACTCGACGGAATTATAGATAGCGCTGATGGACTTCCTATTGGTAATTACCTAAGCCAATACCTTGCCAATTTTTATTTAACATACTTCGATCATTGGATTAAAGAGGATCTACAGGTCAAGTATTATTTCAGATATGCAGATGACATGGTGATTTTATCGGACAATAAGCCATATTTACATCAATTGCTGGCTGATATAAGGCGAGATCTGATTAATAATCTTAAACTTCAAATTAAGGACGATTACCAGGTATTTCCGGTTGATGAAAGAGGAATTGATTTTGTTGGGTATGTATTTAGGCATACACATACATTATTAAGAAAAAGTATTAAACAAAATTTCGCGAGAATGCTCTCCAGGAATAAAAATGCAAAATCAATAGCATCTTATAATGGTTGGGCGATACATTGCAATAGTAAAAATTTATTAAAGAAATTATTACATGAAAAGCTTTGAACAATTTAATATTAAGCTTACCACAAAGGGATTTGAAGGAGATAAAATAAAGATGTCGAAGATCCTTAATAAGGTGATTATAGTATATTATTATAAGATTGAAGATTCAAAGGTTTATAAGGACCGTGGCACATGTAAATGTCTTCAGCTTCAGATCTCAATTAATGAAATCAAACATATCATTTTTACATCTTCGTCCGGATTAATAGAAATGATACAGCAAGTTCCGGAAGATGGATTCCCTTTTGAAACAACTATCGTTCAGGATAATGACAGATTTAAATTCACTTAATAAATTTGATACAATTATAAACCTAGCAGATACGAAAGTAGTAATCCCGGCAATATTGCCAAATAATTATAAATTTCAATAAAATGATTAAAGCTAAATTTCAATGTAATTCGGTAGTCGATTTAGGCTATGCAAAAACTGCACGCTTCAATGCAATTTATGGTACTGAAGGTGAAAATGCGGATTATTCAAAAGCTACACCAAATGGAAACATCGACATAACGGTCGATAAAGAAACAAAAGCCGCCGAAGATTTTCAACGTGGGAAAATCTACTATGTAACCTTTGAGGAAGCTCAAGTATAGGAATGAAAGTTTTCCTATTTACACCAGCCCCGCCCATTAAGCGGGGCTTTTTTATGCATCCCGCAACAGCGGGATACCGAATATATTTTTACGCTAACTGTCATTTTGACGGAAAAAAATTTTTGTTCCCTCTTCCCTCATACCCTAATTTATAAATTTTAGTGTAATTTGTAATTTTAATTAATAAAGTAAAGAAATACAATAAATTACAAGATTACAAAAAAATTACAAATTTTTTTCGGGTTTGTAATTTTACTGTTATTGTAATAACAATGCACCCTAAAAGTATGCTAAAAAGCATATTTTTTACTGTTATTACAATAACAGTAAAAGTTTGTAATTTTTGTAATTGCTCATTATCAAATACATTACAAACTGGCTAAAAATGGAGTGTAATTTGTAATTTAAGTATTCATGCGTTTTTCAGAGAGAAAAAATGAAAAATTACAAACTTTTGCCAATTTCGGGTATTTTTAACCGAAGGCGGGGAAAAACAAAATTCCGACATGTCGGCTGAAAAATGACAATTATATACGTTAAGTGAATTTTTGTCGGTAAATTTTCGGATACTAATTTACCTGCATGACCGATTCCGTAGCCGTAAAACTTAAGCCTTACCTTCAGGATTTTATAAGAGGGTTTTTAAATGATGATGCTGTGACTGCATCAACACGGAACTTTATAGGCAAATTTCTTAAAATTTTCCTGCAGTATTCACCAAAGGAGTTTATTCCTTCGTTACATCATACCGATGAATACCTGGTTATCGAATTAAAATATTTTAGCGATTCGTCATTAGATATTCGAGGCAATGTGTATATGAGTGAACAGAATCAGAAGGCATTTGAAACACTACTCGACGACTTTTTTAAAAACCTTTTTTATCAATACATGAGTGATAAAACAAGGTATAACGAGGAAATTAAAAAATGCATTCTGGACTTCTGCGATTTTTATAATATAACATATAGCGGTATAAATTACGAAACATTAAAAAAATCGTACTACCGGTTCAGAGAAAAAAGCGGTGGGGAAATGTCAAAAAAAGGCAGAAAAAAATCCGGTCATTTGTCCCTCGCTTGTCCCTTAATTTTTTTACTATAAAACAAAAATGCAATGATAAATTTCCCCGATTACAATCTCGAAAATATGGGAGGCAATTCCCGGTTCAATTTTATACCTAATTATCTGATCGATTCGATACCATATATTAATGGTAACAAAATAGAGGGAATTATTCCAATTAAATCAGGGGCAGCTTGGTACATTGGTAAGGCATTGGTGAGATCTTTACTATTTGAAGAATCGTTCCAGGAAACTTCCGCAGGCGGTATTTATAAATATCAATTCAACGGGGTATATCCGGGACAAAATAGTAATATATCAGAACTATTCGACGATATGAGAAATCAGCCATTAGTTATTGATATAACCGATAATAATGGTAATAGAAGACTGATCGGGAATTTAAGCAATCCATGCAGCTTTAAGTATACATTTAAAAGCAAGGAAACACCATCTGGACGGCCCGAATATACCTTTTCATTTTCGTGGGAATCGCCCAAACCTGCGCCATTTTACATTCCGTAAGTCCTTTATACATAAATTTCAGCGGGGTAACATTGCTTAAAATTAAATTAAAGCATGCTACCCCGTTTTTTTTCTGAGATATTTGGAGGTGTTTGGCTGATGGATAAAAGCACAGCCGACAGTTATATGCCATTGGTTGTGTCGATATTAAAGGGAGAATTCCAAAAAAATGGGATTGATTTTTCCGAAGCCCGCCAAAAGAATAATGTAAGGTACATAACCACAAATGGTACCTTGTATACAATTTCTGATTATGGCTCAGCCGTTCCACCAGAAAAAGCCCCAAAAAATTCTATTGCAGTTATCAATGTAACCGATGTGATATCAAAATATGATATGGAGTGCGGACCTGCAGGGATGAAAACAAAAGGTAACCTCATGCAGAGATGTTATGCCGAAGATAATATCAGAGGCATAATTTTAAATATTGACAGCGGTGGTGGCGAAGGTGGCGCGATGCGTTATTTCAATGGCATTGTTGAACAGCGCAATAAACCGGTTATTTCTTTTGTCGACGATTTTGCCGCGAGTGCCGGTTATGGTATTGCGGCATCAACCGATTGGATTGTTGCAAATAATAATCTTGCAAAAGTCGGATCAATAGGTACCTATATGACCATTGCCGATTATGCCGAATTCTGGAAAATGGAGGGCATCCGCTTAATTGAAGTATATGCCGATAAGAGCAAGGATAAAAATAAAGAATATTACGATGCCATTAAGGGAGATACGAGCGGTATCAAAGAAATGGCCAATCGCTATAACGAAGAATTTTTAGCATCGATAAAAAATTACAGGGGCAGTAAGCTCAACGAGGAAAGTGCATGGGGAACCGGCAAATTATTCGATGCCGATAAAGTTGTTGGTACACTCGTTGATGAAATTGCCTCCTGGGAAGAGACAGTTTATTCATTCGCAAATTCACTAAATCTAGCATAATATGTTTGTAGCACAGGCCAAATACGATGAATTATTGAGCAGGGCAACCAGGCTCACCGAAGATAATGCAGCTCTCCAGGGCCAAATAAATACCCTTACCGAACAGGTTGGACAAATTACTTCTCTCCAGGAACAGGTTTCTGCATTAACAACTGAACGCGATACTGCAAATGCCGCAGGTGAAACTGCTAGTCAGCAAATCGCAGAATTAACTGATCAGGTTAATGATCTGATAAAAGAAAATGAGGACTTAAAGAAACTACCAGGTGCAGAATCGGCAACGACCCGTTCGCAAACCGAACAAGCAAATGGCGAAGCTATTAACGATCTTGACAAACTCAATGAGTTTTGTAAAAATAATAGTGGCAACGTAAACGCATGCGTAGCTGCCGTTGAAAAGTATAATAACCAATAAAAAAATAAAAAATGGCAAAAGTTGTTAATGTTGAATCCCTTCAGAGGGCTTCAATCCAATACGATCCAATACTCAGGACATTACCTTTCATGGAGCTTCGTGGTCGCCTTGCAGCAATGGGAATACGTTTTATCAGTTCCGATAAAATTTTAAAAGAAGTTGAAATGCAACGTAAAGGAGGTTTGGCAAAACCTTACGTTCCTGGTGCAACCATCGAATATGAAGATGAGTTGATGAAATTACGCGAAGCTGTATTAACACCGGAATGGGGTAAATGCTGCATCAAGGAAAACATCATGAACTACGAGGATGTAAATGTGGTTTCGAATTCTCCGGAAAATGTGGATCCTGTAACCAAAAAACATCCGTTGGAGTTAATCATCATTCAGAACCAGGTTAAAACTGTAAATGAAGATTTACTCGATGCGTTATATTTTATGGAACGCGATGCCGATGATAAATCACCTTATGGTCTGGCCAATGGTATTAATTACCTGATTGATGCTGAAATTGCCGATGCAAAAATATCCGCAGCTTTGGGTAACTTGTATGCAACCGGCGCAATTGTTGCTCCTGCAACCAGTGCCGATACTGCAGCATACGATCAGTTAGTTGCCTTTGTAAGAAGTGCAGATCGTTTCCTTCGCCGGAATGGTATCTTAAAAATGACCCCAAAGGTTTATTTTTATGCAACTGACGCATTGAAAAATAAGCTCAAAGTGAATGATGTTGTTCAACCTTCGTTATTCATGCAGATGCTAACCGCAGATACCGATTCACCATCAACAATGAAACTCAGCGTTGAAGACGAAATGGGTTCAGGCGACCGGGTTATTCTTACCCTTCCTGACAATTTTGATTTTTCGTTGTGGACCGAATCAGCCGGCAATTTCTGCCAGGTTCGTAATCCTTACGAAGATCCGAACGATGTTCAATTCTGGATGCAGTTTAAAACTGGTACCCGTGTGAGAAGCATCCACCGTAAGAGCTTCCTTGTTAATGATGGTACAGCAGTTGCCAACCAGTTATCAGGAGATTACCTGAGCTAAAAAATAACGGATCCCGCTTCGGCGGGGTTCATTTTTAATCATATAATATTTAAAAAATGAAAATAATAAGAATACTTTCAGCCATTGCATTTGCTCTTATAGCAGCTATGGTTGTTTCAGTTTGCGTTGATATTCATCCGCTTATTGTTGGCGCACCCATTGCGGCTTATGGTATTGGTGGCGTGCTTGGCATTATCCCGATTCCTGAGAATTCTCTTTGTACAAATTTTGGTTCAATAGCTAATATGACTTTCCCCGATGTAGATGGAAGGGAAGCTATGGGCGGTTATACCAGCGTGGCATATTTGGCATTTAAGAGTGATATAGCGACATGGCCCACAGAACCTAATATAGAAACAGCTACTAACGTCAGTCAATTAGCTAAACTATTGGGTAGCTTTATAATGGCTGAAGGTAAATTCTTTTATAAGGTAATGGTTAAACCGGGCACCTCACAATTCCAGCCTGAAGGGCAGGGAGAAGTTGGCGGTAAATCGTTTAAACCCAAAGGTCAGTTTTTTATTCCTGGAATAGATGACGACAGTATGGGGCTTGCCAGGTTACTCAATAATAAATTCGGTGTGCTGATATTACCCGATCAAGATGGTAAACATCGTATTTGCGTGGGTACCGAAGCATTGCCGTGCGAATTTAAACCAACCGGCGACAGTGGCCAAAAAGCCGCCGATACTAAAGGGTTCACCTATTCTTTCGAAACGGACAGTTTTGCACCAGGTTGGATATACGAAGGCCCTATACCATTAAGTAGCGGATCTGTTGTTGGAGTATCGTAATGGGTAAGAAATTTAACATAAGGGGCATTGCCGAACCAGGTAAGATAAACGTAAAACTCGATGGCAGGTTTACCGATGTCGATCTTTATTCGGCCAGTGACGAAACACTTGAGAAGCTTTATGCCGATGGGTGTCCTTATGTTTGTCTTTCGCCATCGGAGTTTATGAAGCGGAATCCACATCTGCAGAGTATAGATGTAAAGAAAATCAATATTGAAAAAAAATCCCGAATCGTCGATAAATAGTAGTTATGTAGTAGTTTGAAAAGCCCGTTGCGTGAGTTCCGGGCTTTTTTTTCAAGCAAAATATTATGAAAAACATACCTGTTATATTTAACATGGCCACGATCCCTGAAAGGATCAGGCCCCTGGGTGATTGCATTAAGAGCATTCTCCCGCAGTGTGATAAGCTTAATATCTACCTGAATAACTATAAAGATATAGCAACCCCAATCTTTTTAAATAACCCCAAAATAACGGTATACCGGTCGGAAAATGAAGTCGGCGATATTGGCGACGTTGGTAAATTCTATTGTTGTGAAGAATGGAAAGATACTTATGTGTTCACTGTTGACGATAAGTATATATATGCCGCCGATTATGCGAAACGATTAATTGATACGATCGAAAAATATGGCAGAAAAGCTGTTATAAGTTGCCATGGGCGTTTAATTAAACCGAATTGCACAAGCTATTATTTCGATCCGGAGGAACAATTTAACCTGGGTGGTGAAGTTAAGGAAGATATATTCGTACATGAATGCGGAACCGGATGTATGGCATTTCATACAGATACATTTCAGTTTAAATTATCGATGTTCGGTTATACAAATATGAGCGATATACTCGCTGGGATTGCCCTTCAAAAGGCAAATGTTCCTATTCTTATTATGGCACACAAACAAGGATGGGTTTGGTTCTCTCCAAAGTGCAACAATGTTTATTCAATTCATAATTTTTTAAACCGTAAGGATACGATTCAAACAGATATGGTGAATGAATTTAAATGGAAAATAAACACATGCGCGATCATAAAATAAATACCTGGTTCGATGCCATATATTTGATTAACCTGGATCGAAGGCCGGAACGACTTGAAAATGCAATTGAACAATTCGAAAAGTTTGGGATTGGTAACGTTTTACGTTTCCCGGCAATAGATGGTAATACGCTCGATAAACATCCGACGTTAAATGCGGGTCAATTGGGTTGTACAGTTTCACATTTATTAATCCTGCATAATGCAAAGGATAATCATTATAACCGGATTCTGATATTAGAGGATGATATTGTACTGGCCGACGATTTTAATGTAGTATTGGACCGTTCTATTGATGAATTGCCAGACGACTGGTGCATGTTTTACCTGGGCGGTAATCATTTTAAACAGGTTTTACCCCAAAGTAATAACCTGGTGCGAATGAAAGGTACGTTAACAACCCATGCCATTGCAATTAACAGCCATTTTTTTGATACTGCGATAGCGAAAATAAGTCCGTTAATGCAGGTTATTGATGTATATTATATGGTTATGCACGAACAGTACCGTTGCTATTGTACTTCACCCAAGATTGTTTTTCAGGCGGAAGGGTATTCCGATCTCGAAAACAGGATGGTAAACTATACCAGTCTTCATAATTAGTCCTTTAACATTGCAGCTGCAAAAAATATCTTAGTAAAAAAAACAAGAATATGACTTTACAAAACATTTTAACCTGGCTACAGAATCCTGCCAGGGATTATAAAACCGGTCTCGAAATATATATGGAATACCGGTCGAATAAGAAATTTGATCAGTTCTTTCAATCAGTTACGGAACCCGCACCCGGAAGTATGCAATTTAAAATGCTGTTGCAAAAGGTAAATGAGATTTACCGGAAGGTTCAGCAGAATCCCGGATTAACTAAACCGGAACCGATAACAGTTAAGCCCATCAATATTGATGAGCTAAAAAAAAATAAACTCGATCCAATTGGATCCAATCGTCCAAGGATCGTCGAAAACCCGCTTGTCAATGTTAAGGAACTGCCTGAAGATTTACAAAAACTTTATTTCGAAAATAAAGCGCTAACAAAGGAAATTAGTGATTTACATACGCAGCTGAAAGCTCTTCCGAAAGACAAACGGTATGATAATAAGCGAAAGGAACTTGCCAATATCATTTGCCTTAAGGATGATAAAAGAGCTGCAAACTGGCTGGCTATTGATACCTGGTGGCGCGATAATAAAGAACTTACCGAGGACCAAAAAAAGCAGTTCGATGCCAGGAGAATCGATCTTAAATCGGCACTTAAAGAAGCAAAGATTATCATTCAACGAATTGACACACTTAAAATAAATATTTCCCGGGAGAAAAAACGTGTTGAGAAGGATCCCCAGCTGGCCGAAAAATTGAATACCAAAATTACCGAATGGGAAAAGGAACTCGGGGAGTTGGAAGAGAAAATGAGATAACATGGCAATTGAGGATATCAGGAAAATAATTGAAGAGATCCCGGAAGATGAATTAATAATCCTTCATGACGTAGTTAAAGAAAAGCTGGATAGCGATCATGCGATTCGCCTGGCTAAAATTCCGGATCTGGCTAATCCGGAATTTTCTGTTTTTGATAACCGGAAGATTGATAAAATATCTCCCAAGGTAATTGACATTCGGCGCCGCCGGTATGTTTCATTTGTTTATTACTATTCCCATCCGGACCGTACCGATGATCAAATGATTTCTTTTATCCAGATGACTAATCCTGATATGAGCTACATAGAAGCAATCCGCGACTTATCATGCATTAAACTGGTTATTGGTAATATGCCAAAAGCACGTCGGGATTTAATCCGTTACCAGGAAATTGAAATGCATAAAAGAGCTTACCAGAAAGCTATCGAAAAGGATAATGAAATGGCCATGACAATTGCCGCCCGCAATATGGGTAAAGCAGCTGGCGATGATAATTTAGAAATCCCTTGGGACGAAGCAATACCCCCGCAACTCGAACCATCCAGCGATATCAGCATTATAAATCCAGAACGAAAAGTTAAAACACCGAAGGAAATAGATGCACAGATAACGAAAATGAGAGTGAAATACCTTGACGATGTTGAAGATATAGAGCCATGAGCGATGTAAAGAAAGTATATTTTCATCCCGGGCAGCTTCATTTGATGCAGATTCAGGCCAATAAAGAATACATTATCGCTCCCAGGGGATGGGGCAAGTCTGAAGGAATCGACGCTCCGAGGTTAATTCGTAATGTATATGCCATGCCCAGAAGTGTTGGAGCCATACTTTCGCCCACGTATGGTAAACTTTTGCGCAATACATTACCCGCAGTATTCGCAGCATTGGGAAGGTTAGGGTATAAACGTGGCATACATTATTTTGTAGGCAGGCGTGCAGATAAGAAAATGAACTTTGCATTGCCTCACACGGACCCGATTGATTACGAATATACAATTCATTGGTTCACCGGCGCAATACAAAATCTTATAAGCTTCGACCGACCCATGAGTGCAAACTCAATGAGTCTCGATTATATAATGGGATTCGAAGCAAAATACCTCGATTACGATAAAATAAAAACTGAAGTTTTGCAAGCCAACCGAGGCAATGAACACCTATATGGAAATTGTCCATGGCATCATGGCCATACATTCACAACTGATATGCCTACAAATAAGATGGGAGGGTGGATGTTCGACAAAAAAAACGATATGGATGAGGAGCTTATTGATACCATAAAGGATACATTCATTGAAATAGCCAGGTTAAAATCGCTGAATATTGACCCACAAAGAAGGAAAAGCCTTGAAAAGTACCTTGCAAAGTTCAGGAGGAATGCAGTCTATTATGAGGAATCGAATCCTTTTGATAATATCGAACTGCTTGGGGAGCGGTTTTTCGCAGAACAAAAGAGAGATCTTCCCGGATTAATATTTCAAACTTCAATTCTTAACAAGAGGATCCGGAAAGTTGAAGGCGGTTTCTATTCTGCACTGAATGAAAAGATACATTATTATTCTTCTTATAATAATACCTTCCTTGAGAAACTCGATTACGATTTCGAAAAAGCAATTGAAGCCGACTGCCGTAAGGATGGTGATATGGATTGGGAACGACCATTATGCATTGCCCTGGATTATAATGCAAACATTAACTGGCTCGATTGTGGGCAATCTGATGGAAAGTTAATGCGCACACTCAAGTCTTTTTATGTTAAAGGTGAGAAACGTACGGGCAATTTGCTCGATGATTTCTGCCAATACTATGATATAAGAGAAAACAGGGATATAATTTTCTATTATACTCACACAGCTTTACAGGGTGCTTATGCAATAACCGGTGAAACATTTGCCGATTACGTAGTAAAAACATTACAACATAAGGGCTGGAATGTTTATCCTGTATACATGGGTCAGGCATTAAACCACGCAGTTAAGCACAGGTATATTAACGACGGATTAAAAGGCATACAGTACCTGTTTCCAATTTTTAACCAGGACAATAATGAGGAATTAATTATTGCTATGGAGCGGACCGGTACAAAGATTGGATTCGACGGATTTAAAAAGGATAAATCGGACGAAAAGAATCCGGAAACAAATGAGAACCAATTACAATTTAGAACAGATGGCACAGATGCCTGGGACGATCTATATTTAGGTTGTGTTTTCTATCCTGTCGAAACGGTTATGAGCGGAGTCGTTGGTAATCAATGGGGTTAGTTTTTACAAAAATCATAAATTGAATATTAAGCGGTAAATAACCAATATTTTAATATAAAAAAAATTGAAAACAATAATAAAAAGAAAATTCTTTG